AAAGTCGTAATCAAGAAATAGAACAAGAAATGTCAAGGTACCTTGACATATTCAAGCGTCACAATTTAACAAAATTAGCAGCAGCAAAACCCGGATTAATAGAACCAAGAGTAAATAAAGGAACCAAAGATGTATTTGATAGCATTGAAGAAGATAGTCGTAACATCGACAGTCTTGATGATGGCTTGCAGTTGCAGTCTGCTGCCAACTAAACAGGTAGAGATTGTATCTAAGCCTATAGAAAGAACTATAGTGCAACCTATAATGCCTAGAGAGATAGATTTAAAAGACCCTTACTGGTATGTGGTTTCAAACGAAAATATTGATGAGTTTTTAGTAAGAATAGAAAAGGAAAGCGGTCAAGTTGTATTTTTTGCAATGTCTGTACCTGACTACGAGCTTATGGCTTACAACATGCAAGAATTAAAGAGGTATATAAATGAGCTTAAAGAAGTTGTTGTGTATTATAAAAAAGTTACAACACCAAAAGAAGGAGATAACTAAAATGAAAACATCAAGTGAAGGCATTAACTTAATAAAATTTTTTGAAGGCTGTCCCACAGATAAAGATGGCAACGTGGTTAGTTATAGATGCGCTGCTAATAAGGCTACTATAGGTTTTGGCAGTCTTAAGCTTATTGACGGTAGTCCAGTAGAAGACGGCATGACCATTAGCAAACAAGATGCTGAGGATTTACTTGCACACGAGCTACACGAGTATGAAGGCTACATAAATGAAATGGTTGAACCTGATTTAAGTCAAAACGAGTTTGATGCTTTGGTATCTTGGGTTTTTAACTTAGGTCCAAGCAACTTGCGTGCCTCTACACTTCTAAAAAAATTAAATGCAAAAGATTGGACAGATGTGCCAAACCAAATTAAAAGATGGAATAAAGTTGCGGGTGTTCCTAATGAGGGACTAATGAAAAGAAGAAATGCTGAAGCCTTATTGTTTGAGGGCAAAGAATGGGTTACAGTTTAACTGACATGCTTGTTTGTGGATATTCACTGGATATCTCCTCTCTCTCCTCAACAGCGTGTCAGGAGAGTCAAGCGTCCTTTAAAACATTTTGGCTCTCCACCTAATGCTAAACTTAGAAAATATAAAGTCCTTTGACGCGCTATCTCGTGATGAACAAGTTGAAGCGCTTACGCTTATAGATAAATGGAAAAATCTTAATGCAAGAGACAGGTGTAGAGGTGACTTTTTAGAGTTTGTAAAGTTTCACTGGGAAGGTTTTATTATGGGCAGGCATCATAAAGTGCTTGCTGAAAAACTAAACCGTATAGCGCAGGGCAAGTGCAAAAGACTTATGGTTATGCTACCACCGAGACACTCAAAATCAGAATTTGCTTCCACCTATTTTCCGGCATGGATGATGGGATTAAATCCAAGTTTAAAGATTATACAAGCAACGCATACGGCAGAACTGGCTGTAAGATTTGGTAGAAGAGTGCGTAACATTATTGATACCGATGAATACCAAGCTATTTTTCCTGAAATAAACCTATCAGGTGATAACAAATCAGCAGGTCGTTGGACAACTGATGACGGCGGAGAAGCCTTCTATTCAGGAGTTGGTGGTGCTATCACAGGTCGTGGAGCCGATTTACTTATTATTGATGACCCACATTCTGAACAAGATGCAATGTCACCTACAGCTATGGACGCTGCATGGGAATGGTATACGTCAGGTCCAAGACAAAGATTACAACCCGGAGGCACCATTGTGCTTGTAATGACAAGATGGAGTACCAAAGATTTGGCGGGCAGATTATTAAAAAGACAGTCAGAAACACACGCAGACCAGTGGGAGGTTGTAGAATTTCCTGCAATAATGCCTGATACAGAAGAACCTTTATGGGGTGAGTTTTGGAAAAAAGAAGAGTTATTATCAGTTAAAGCATCACTTCCAGTTTCTAAATGGAACGCACAGTGGATGCAAAATCCTACAGCAGAAAGTGGTTCTATAGTAAAAAGAGAATGGTGGCAGACATGGGAAAAAGAAGGCATACCAACCTGTGACTGCATTATACAAAGCTACGATACAGCCTTTAGCGCAAAAGAAACTGCTGACTATTCTGCTATAACCACATGGGGTATTTTTGACCCTGAAGACGGCAGCGAAAGCGCAATTGTCTTATTGGATGCAAGCAGGCATAGAGTAGATTTTCCTGAGCTAAAAAACATAGCATTGGAAGAATATAAATACTGGGAGCCTGATATTGTACTAATTGAAGCAAAAGCAAGTGGTACGCCACTTACACAAGAGCTTAGAAAGATTGGAATACCGGTACAGGCTTATTCGCCAAGTAGGGGTCAAGACAAGGTTGCAAGAATGAACTCTATTGCACCTATGTTTGAAAGTGGTATGGTATATGCTACAGAAGACGCTTTTGCAGAAGAGGTTATAGAAGAGCTTGCAGCTTTTCCGTTTGGTGAAAATGATGACTTTTGCGACTCTACCACTATGGCTTTAATGAGAATTAGGCAAGGCGGATTAGTTGATTTGAATAGTGATTATAAGGATGATATGTCAATGGATAGAAAGGCATTATCATATTATTAATTTTATGGATATAATAGGAAGTTATGGCAATAGATAGACAACTAGGAACAGAAAACAACCCTGACGTAATAGACCAAAGCAAGTCTGTTAATGTGCCTATGGATGAGTTTGCTGTAAATGCACCCGAACCAACATTTGACGAGCAAATGATTGACGCTATGGAAATAACCATAGGTGAAGATGCGATATCTTTTGACGAGCCAATGGAAGAAGCACAGGAAGAAATACCTTTTGATGCTAATTTGGTTGAATATTTAGATGATTCTACTTTGGGTTCTTTATCTTCAAGGCTTATCTCTTCAGTTGAAAATGACAAGGAATCAAGAAAAGAATGGGAAAAAACATACACTGACGGTCTTAAATACCTTGGTATGAGGTTTGATGAGCAAAGAAGTCAACCGTTTGAAGGCTCAAGTGGTGTCATACATCCAATATTATCTGAAGCAGTAACACAGTTTCAAGCACAAGCTTACAAAGAGTTATTACCTGCTCAGGGACCAATAAAGACACAAGTAATAGGTCGCAGAGATACAGAAACAGAAATGCAGTCAGAAAGAGTATGTGAATTTATGAATTATTACATCATGAATGAAATGCCTGAGTACGACCCTGACTTAGACCAATTGTTGTTCTATCTACCGTTATCAGGTAGTGCTTTTAAGAAAGTATATTACGATGCATCTAAAAATAGACCAATGTCAAAGTTTATTCCCGCAGAAGATTTACTTGTACCTTATAACGCAACAGATTTATTATCAGCAGAAAGAGTTACTCATGTAGTATCTATGAGCAACAATGAAGTGCGAAAAATGCAATTGTCAGGATTTTATGCAGACGTTGAGCTAAACGACAATGAAACCATTGTAAGAGATAATATAGACAAAGAAATAGATAAAATACAAGGTGTTGAGCCTGACTTCAGTGATGACGAGCAAAGAAGATTATATGAAATACACACTGTCGCAGAGATTGAAGGGTTTGAGGATATGGATGATATGGGTGAGCCAACTGGCTTAAAAATACCGTATATCATTACTATAGACGACTCATCACAACAAATATTATCCATAAGAAGAAACTATGTACCTGAAGATGTATACAGAAATAAAATAAATTATTTTGTTCAATACAAATTTTTACCGGGACTTGGCTTTTATGGATTAGGTTTATCACACATGATTGGCGGCTTATCTAAAGCCTCTACATCAATATTAAGACAATTAATAGATGCCGGTACTCTAAGCAATCTACCTGCAGGTTTCAAAGCAAGAGGCATAAGAATTAGAGATGAAGCCTCGCCACTGCAACCGGGAGAGTTTAGAGATGTAGATGCACCCGGCGGAGCATTAAGAGATTCTTTAATGCCACTACCTTACAAAGAGCCAAGCAGTGTTTTGTTTAGCTTACTTGGCTTACTGGTTGATTCAGGCAAAAGATTTGCAGCTATAGCTGATATGAATATCGGTGATAGTAATGCAGCAATGCCTGTAGGCACAACAGTAGCGCTTTTAGAAAAAGGCACCAAGGTAATGAGTGCTATACACAAAAGACTGCACTATGCACAAAAAAATGAATTTAAAATTTTAGCTAGAATATTTCAAGAATATTTGCCACCTGTATATCCATACGAAACAGGAAGCGGCTCTAAGGAAGTAAAAGTACAAGATTTTGATAATAGAGTAGACGTAATACCAGTATCAGACCCTAACATTTTCTCTATGAGCCAAAGAGTTATTATGGCTCAAGAGCTATTAACAATGGTTCAATCAAACCCGGAACTCCATGGACCTCAAGGCATATACGAGGCTTACAGAAGAATGTATGCAGCATTAGGCGTAGATAATATAGAAACATTGCTTATGCCGCCTGCTGACAACACACCAAAGCCTGTTGATGCAGGTATAGAAAACAGTGGATTATTACAAGGAATACCACAACAAGCTTTTCCTGAACAGAATCATGAAGCGCATGTAGAGGCGCATAAGACATTGTTTTTAACACAAGCTGTCATGATGAACCCACAACTGCAATCTGTAATTATTGCGCATGTTATGCAACATTTACAGTTTATGGCTAACCAAATGGCTGAACAGCAAATGCCACCTGAAACACAACAACAGATTCAGGGCATGATGCAACAAGCACAACAGGCAGATGCACAAACACAAGCAGGCATGCAACAACAAATACAAGGTATTATTGAAGGGTTAAGCTCTCCAATACTTGCACAATTATCAAATGAATTTTTAACTTCAGTACAGCCGCCACAGCAAGACGACCCACTTGTGGCAATAAGACAACAAGAGTTAGGATTGCGTGATAAAGAGATTGAAATGAAGAATCAACAGTTTATGGCTAAAGAACAACAAGATGCTATGGAAAGTGGTAATGAAATTCAATTACAACAACAAAAAGCTGACCAACAAGCTTTAATTGGTAATGAAAAAAATGACATTGCTAAGCAAAGGCTACAACAACAAGCTGAGTTAAAATTAATAGACTTACAAGCGAGGATGAATAAATGACAAGTTCAATAAACGAAAAAATAGTACAACAAATTAAACAAAAGAAAGCTGAAAACAAATCATTAGATGAAGTTACACCAATAGTAGAAAAGGTCGAAAGAGCTAGAGATGACAGTGGTCATTACATAGCAGATGACCTATCAACTCCTGATGTAAATGAAGCATGGGAGGGTGGCAAAGCACCTGAAAAGAAAGCTAAAAAAACTGTAGCTAAAAAGAAAACAGTTGCTAAGAAAAAAACAGTAGCCAAAAAGACTACTAAAAAGAAAACTAAATAAGGAGTAACACATGAAAGCAAAAACTTCCATAACAATAAAAGGTCAAGGAAGCATTGCCCTGTCGCAACCAAAAAAGGTAAAGGTGGATAAAGCACACAAACCCGGTTATGGCAAAGGAGTAAGCAGAGGTAAAGGAGCTGCTTTACGAGGCAATAAGTTTAACGGCATATTTTAAAATATGGATAGGTATGATTTTATTCATGCTCTCCGTAAAGACTTAAATCAAAGAGAGGAGCAAATTAAAGATATCTTAATGTCAGGTGGCATAAAAGATATGGAAAAATATCAATTTTTAATGGGTGAAATATCTGCATTATCCTATATTCATGATAAGATAAAGGAACACTTACATGAAAAAGGAGATTTCAATGAATAGTGATGTAGAAAAAAAAGTTGAAGAGAAGATAGAAGAAGAAACTATTAACTTAGACAAGGCTTTTGTTGAAGAGGACAACAGAGTTTTAGACCCTAGTTTATTAGATAAAAGTATTCTTGAAAGGATGCCTCAACCTACTGGTTGGCGCATGTTGGTACTTCCGTATAAAGGTAAAGGAGTATCAGAAGGTGGAATCCAGTTGGTTAAGGAAACCATTGATAGAGAAACCCTAGCAACTGTTGTTGCCTATGTAGTAGCCATGGGTCCTGATTGTTATAAAGACACTAAAAGGTTCGCAAAACCTTGGTGTGAACAAGGACAGTGGATATTAATTGGTAGATATGCAGGTTCTAGGTTTAGGTTGGCTGATGAAAGCGAAGTCAGAATTTTAAATGATGATGAAGTTATAGCCACTATTTTGAACCCTGATGACATTGTTTCAGTATAAGGAGAATATATATGAACGACATAAATAATGAAAATCAAGTAGAAACAGAAGAACTTATTGTAGACGTAGAAGATACGCCTATTAATGAAGAAGCTGTTGTTGAAACCGACTCAGGCGGTGACGATGAGCTTGATAAATACACCAAAGGTGTATCAAAAAGAATTAATAAACTTAACGACAAGATAAGAGAAGCTGAGATGAGGGCAAACGAGGCTGAATCAAGGTATAAAAACCTATCTAGCGAATATGCCACGGTCAAAAGTAGAGCCAGTGTTTTAGACAAAAGCTACACTGAAGAATATGAAAATCGTGTCAAGTCGCAAAGACAGCAGGCTGAAGATTTATATAGAAAAGCTAGAGAAACAAATGACCCCGACCTTGAGGTTAAAAGTGTAGAGCTTCTTAATAAAGTATCTTTAGAAGAAGAAAGAGTAAGATTGGCTAAAGTACAACTACAAAGCCAAGAAGAGCAAAGTTTTAGAAATCAACCTCAAAGTGTACAAAATACACAACAACCAGTGTATGATAAACCTAAGCCTGATTCAAAAGCAGTTGAATGGCAAAAAGATAATGACTGGTTCCAACAGGATAGAGTCAAAACATACACTGCAATGGGTATTCATGAGGACTTAATAAACGAAGGTTTTGATGGTCATGATAATGAATATTACGAAGAATTAGACAAAAGACTTACAAAGGTTTATCCTGATTTAAGGAAAAAACCTGAAGGCGTATCAAAAGATACCAACTCAACTGTGCAAAGAGTTGCTTCTGCTTCCTCCGGAAGTCGCCAAGGAACACAAGGGAAGAGAAGCGGTATTAAGATTAATTCTAACCATGCTTCCGTAAAGAGCAACTTGAAACCTTACGGTATGTCACAAGAAGAGTGGCTGAAAAGAGTAGGTAAAGAAATAGTTAAAATTGAAGG